ATCACCAGCACACCGGCGCGCGGCCTTGTGGAGATCGAACCGGATGACGCCAGCGGTCTGGAGTTCTGGGCGCGGTCCAGCCCGGAGGATCTGGAAAGCCCGATCTGGAAGCTCTGGCAGGAGGGCACGCGGCACCATTGGGCCTGGCCCTGCCGGTCCTGCGCGGACTACTTCATCCCGCGCTTCAAGCAGCTGCGCTGGCCGAAGACGGCCAGCCCCGCGCAGGCCAAGCAAGCCGCAACGCTGGAATGTCCGCGCTGCGGCGCGCAGCACGTGGAGACCGACAAGGTCTGGATGAATGCCCGGGGCGCGATGGTCGCACCCGGCCAGCAGGTGACGCTCAAGGACGACGCAGCGCATGTCACGGGCGCGCCGGCCGACAGCGCCACGCTGTCGATGTGGACCTCTGGGCTCTGCTCACCCTTCGTGACCTGGGGCCAGCGGGCGGAGACCTATCTCACAGCGCTGCACTCCGGCGATCATGGCCGCATCCAGACGGCGATGAATGCAGGCTTTGGCGAATGCCATGCCATGACCGCCTCGGGGGATGTGCCGGACTGGCAGGAGATCCTGGAGCGGCGCCAGCCCTACCGGCCCGGGGATGTGCCCGCGGGTGGGCTGCGGCTGGTGATGGGTGTGGATGTGCAGAAGTTCAGCCTCGTCTATGTGATCCGGGCCTTTGGCGCGCGGGGAACATCCTGGCTGATCGACAATGGCCAGCTCTACGGTCCGACGGAGGACGATGACGTCTGGTCGGCCCTGGCCGATCTGATGCTGACACAGGTGGGTGGGCTGCAGATCGAGAAGGTGTTCATCGACTCAGGGTTCCGGCCGGACAAGCCGGAGCTGGGCAACGAGCACAAGGTCTACGAGTTCTGCCGCCGCTACAGCTGGCTCTGTTCGCCCACCAAGGGGCGGGATCAGCAGAGCCCGCCCTACCGGGTCTCGAAGATCGAGGTGAAGCCGGACGGAAAAAAGGCGCTCTATTCGATCGATCTGGTGACGCTGTCGACCGACTTCTTCAAGTCGCTGGTGATGTCGCGCATCCGCACGCCGGCGGATCAGCCGGGGGCGTTTCATGTGCATGAGGCGATCACGGAGGAGTATTGCAAGCAGCTGACCTCGGAGGCCCGGGTGGTGATTGAGGGCAAGCCGGTCTGGGTGAAACGCTCGCGTCATAACCACTATCTCGACTGCGAGGCGCTCTGCGCGGCCATCGGTTACACGATGAATGTGCAGCGCATTCCGGAGGGCGTTGAGCGGGCGCCAACGCGAGAGGCGGCTGTGCCTGGGGGACATGATGGAACGCAGGTTGATGGCGAGGATCCCGAAGCGCCGCCGCCAACATCGCGTGCTACCCCAGTCCGCGGAGGCGGCGGCGCGCTGCGGGCGCGATTTGCGCGCCACGGCAGCAGGCTGAACAGATAGCGCCCGCGCCGGCTCAAGAGAAGCCGGAATGCACAGAGCGCAGCGCGGCAGGCCACCGCGCAAGATGGCAGCGCCCTCCAACGAGGTGAGCGAACAACTGAAAGGAGGGCGCTGCCGTTACCCCTGTTGATGCGCGTGCCTTCGAACTTCACAGCAACCGGGGCGGATGCAGCTCGGTTACGTCACGAATCCCCCGCTGCGGGAAGGTTTAGAGCGGGAAAAAACATCAAAGGACAAGTATTTTGTGCGTCTGGATGCGCTGCCACCATTCCACATACCGCCCAGGAAAGTGGTGGTGGCAGCGCACTGCGCGCGCGGATAATCGCGCGTCAGCATGCGGTGGAATGTAAGGCTGCAGGACATTTTTGCAAATCTGCACTCGGATCACGTGGAAGAGGGTGGCAGCGTCCCAAGTGGTGGCAAAGACCATTGATAAGATGGTTCGGGACGCTGCCTGTACGTTCAATCAGCGACGATGTCCGTGGATCGCGGTGACTGATCGTACACACGGTCTTTTGTCACGAGGCAAAAGATCGCCCTGCATTTAGAGGTTTATGACCACAGGCGTGCAAGTGCCCATCATGTCGCAATGACCTCAATTTTCGGCAAACGCGCCATAGCAATCCTGACGAATAGGTAAAGGCGGCACTCTCAAGGGGGCGTGACGGAACAGTCACAGTTGGGGCGAGAGCGCCGCCGATGCCTCAAGCGACGCACGGTTTTCCGGGGTGTGCATCGCCACAGGCATACGCAGCCTCTGACTGCTGAGACCCAAGGCTGCGCAATGCAGTTAAAAAATGAATTCAATCAAACACAAGAAGAAATTAATTTTTTGCATCGCTTCCATCAGCGGCGTTGTCAGAGCGAATGTGGAGGCAGCGCCCTCTGTCTGTTTCAACGAAACCAACTTGGAGAGCATTTAAGGGCGCTGCCGATGCCTTCTGTCATGCGCCTATGTCCGGGGAACGCACCACAAAAAGCACATGCAGCCTCTCATCGCAAAAACCTGAGGCTGCCAAGGCATTAAAAAATCGAACATCCGGAAACACAAGAAAAACTGTGTTGAAGCCGCTGCCATCAACGCATCTGGAAAGCGGAGGCAGCGGCGGGCGGCTGGAGCAGAACAGGTGCAGGCCAGCCGCTGTGGAGGCATAGCGCTGGCGGGACCGCTGCAAAAGATCAAAATCAAACGCGCTGGATGCGTCGCTGCCAGCGGCACAGTCCTCCCAAACCTGCGGCGGCAGCGACGCCCTGCAGTGACGCTGCGTGTTCGCGCGCTCCAGCAGCCCGCAAGAGGTAATTCACATGTTCGTGAAGTCAAAATTGCGTCGCTTCTTCTCAAAGGCCTTGCCACCTGCCCTGACGTCTCCGGATTCGCCCATGCCGCGCCCCTCGGGCAAATACATGCGCGGCGGCCGGGGTGTAACCTTTGCGGGGTGGAAGCCTGCGCTGCGGGAGGCGCAGGACGATATTGGCGAGGCCTGGGATGATGCGGCGGCACGGGTCAAGGATCTGCTGCACAACAGCGGCTGGCTGGCCGGCGCCATGGAGCAATGTGTGGCCAATACCGTGGGCACGGGGCTGCAGCTGAAGGCCCTGCCGGAGAACGAGACCTTCGGCATGACGCCTGCGGAGGCGTCCGATTGGGCCAAGACGGTGGAGCGGCGGTTCGAGCTCTGGGCCCGGAGTGCTCAGGAATGCGACATTCAGGGCCTGCGCACGTTTGGGCAGATGCAGGCGGCGGCGTTTCGGTCCTGGCTGGTGACCGGGGAAATCCTCGCGGAGCTGCCCTGGCGCAAACGCCCGTGGAACCGCTACGGCACGAAAGTGCGTCTGCTGCCGCCACAGCGGCTGTCGCGCAAGACCGAAAGCCTGCGACGACTGATCAACGGGGTCTATACGGATGCCGACGGCATGCCGGTGGGCTACCGGGCGATCCGCAAGGACCTGTTTCGTCATGATGTGGAATATGACGTGCGGGCGCGGGACCAGGCGGGACGCCCGCGGGTGATCCATGTCTTCGAGGGTGCACCGGGCACGCATCGGGGCATCTCGCCGCTGGTTCCGGCGCTGCAGGTGGCGCGGCAATTCGACCAGTTGGCGGATGCCACGCTGATGGCGGCGATCGTGCAGACGCTCTTTGCGGTGACCATCACCTCGGACGAGCCGACAGAGCAGGTGCTGGCGGGTCTGCTGACCCCGCAGGAGCAGGCGCAGATGCTGGCGCAGGGTGTGTCGCCGATGGAGGCCTATATCGAGATGGTGGCGGGGTATTATGACGACAGCACGCTGGATGTCGGGATCAATGGCCGGCTGGCGCATCTGTTTCCGGGTCAGGAGCTGACCTTCCACACGGCCAACCAGCCGTCTTCGGAATATGCCGCCTTCTCGATGCATCTGTTGCGGGAACTCGCGCGGTGCCTTGGCCTGACCTATGAAAGCGCCACAGGCGACAATGTGGGGGCGACCTATTCCTCGCTGCAGGCGGCGACGACGGAGATCTTCGCGATCACGAAAGCGCGACGCCGGAACATCGTGGCGCCGTTCTGCCAGCCGATTTACGAGGCCTGGCTCGAGGAAGAGATCGAAGCGGGCGGCGTGCCGTTTCCGGGGGGTGTGGCAGGGTTCATGGCCAATCGCACGGCGGCGTGCCGGGCGGAGTGGCGCGGCGATCCACGGCCGCAGGCGGATGATCTGAAGAAAGCCAAGGCGCATGAGGTCTGGAAGCGGCTCGGCGTGATGTCGGATGCGATGATCTGCACCGATCTCGGGGCCGATGTGGACGATGTCTACCAGCAGCTGGCGCAGGAACGGGCCTTGCGGGCCGAATACGGCCTGCCCGAGCCGCAGATGATGGGGGCGCAGGGTGGTGGTCCGGGTGCGGCAGACGACGGCGATGAGGCTGAGACATGACGATCCACATTGATGAGGCTGACCCCTGCGCGGCGGCGGCCAGCTTGCGGCAGGTCTATGTCCGGCTTGTAGCGGGCCAAGGCGCCATGGAGGTGCGGTTCCGGGCCGGATCGAACGGGGTGGAACGCTCGGTGCGGTATCACAGCGCGCATCCCGACCGGCTCCTGGCGGTCATTCGGGGTTTTGAAGAGCAGTGTGCCAAGCTGCAGGGCCACGGCCCGCGCCGATTTGCACTTTCTGCGGGAGGGATGAGATGACCGAACCACCGGACATCCTTCAAAGCCACGCAGGACCGTCGCTTGCGCAGATCGCGAGCCAGGTTCTGAACCGGCCGCTGCTGCTGCATCCGGACAAGGTCGATCTGATCCTGCATGTGCTGCAGGGGCGGATTGGCATCGCGCCTTTGGCGGCGCCAGACCCGCAGTCGAACCGCTTCGTTGGCACATATCGCCGCGACAACGGCAGCATTGGATCGCTGCGCGTGGAAAACGGCGTGGCGATCCTGCCGATCGTCGGCAGTCTGGTGAACCGCGGCGCCTGGATTGGGGCCAGTTCGGGGCTCGTGTCTTACGAGGGCATTGCGGCGCAGCTGAGGGAAGCACAAGCTGATCCGGAAGTTCGGTTGATCCTGCTCGACATCGACAGCCCCGGTGGTGAAGCCACCGGCATGTTCGCGACGGCCAGACTGGTGAGCGCGATCAACCAGACCAAACCGGTCTTGGCCTTTGTCAATGATGTCGCGGCCTCCGCCGCCTATGGCATTGCCAGCGCGGCCAGTGAAATCATCGTCTCGCCGACCTCGATGGTCGGATCGATCGGCGTGGTGCTGACCCATTTCGACCGCTCGGGTGAACTTGAGGAGCGCGGCGTCAAGCCAACGCTCATTCACGCCGGCGCCCACAAGGTGGACGGCCATCCGTTTGGACCGCTCTCGGACGCCGTGCGCGCTGACCTGCAGGCGGAGGTGATGAAGATCTACGACCAGTTCGTCGGTCTCGTGGCCGAAGGGCGTGCAGGCCAGATCAGCGCCGACGCAATCCGGGCGACGGAAGCCCGCACCTATCTCGGCAGCGATGCCATTGCCCAAGGCCTCGCCGACCGTGTGGCGAGCCTCGACGAGGTGATCGCCACCTCTGCACAACCGCCCTCCGGGGCAAGCCCCCAGAGAAAGGGAGGACCCATGACCAAGACTTCACAAAACACAGCGCCAAGCGGTGGAACGCCCGTGTCCGCCAGCTTCGCCGGCGCAGAACAGCCTGCCGGCGCCATCAGTCCCGCTGATCTGCAGTCTGCCGTCGAGGCGGCGCGGACCGAAGCCCATGCCGCTGGTATTGCCGCCGGCAAAGCCGAGGTCACGGCGCGCATTACCGCGATCCTGACATCACCCGAGGCCGAAGGCCGGGAGGCGCAAGCCCGCGTACTGGCGCTCGAGACCGAGATGAGCGTCGCGGATGCGGCGAAGGTTCTCGCGGCGTCGCCGAAGGCCAGTCCGTCAGCGTCGATCGCGGATCGCGCTGCACATGAAGCTGAGCTCGGGGCGGAAACCCCGGCAGAGTTCCACAATCGCGTCGAGCGCAGCATCGCAGGCTGGGCCAAAGCCGTCACCAATGCCAATGCAAGGTTCGGCTGACATGCACTCCATGCAATCCAAGGACATCCCCTCATGACAGTTCTGACTGAAGGCCGGCATCCCGGCGAATTCCTGATGACCGAGGCCAATGGCCAGCGCTCCCGGGACAACATCACCATCGCAAGTGGCGTGGGCATCATCGCCCCAGGCACGGTGCTGGGCAAAATCACGGCAAGCGGCAAATATCTCGCCAGCGCTGTCAGCGCCACCGATGGCAGCCAGACCGCAGTCGCCATTGCGCTTTATGGCTGTGATGCCACCACAAGTGATGTTGCAGTTGCCGCCATCACTCGGGATGCCGAGGTGAACGGTAAAATCCTGACCTGGCACCCCGACCGTGATCAGGCGGCGGAAAAAGCGGCAGCGCAGGCTGACCTAGCGTCGGTCGGCATCATAACGCGCTGAGCGCGGAAGACTGTCACCATTAGCTAACGCCAGCCCCGAATTCCTCACAGTTCAAATCCGATCCCCTGCCGCCACAGGCTGCAGGCTGATCTGTCGTGCACAATCCCCGCGCTCTGACAGCTGCGGGCCGTTCCCGCGTGCCCAATCCTGCCGCACGCCGACGCAACAAAGGACCCCCCAATGTCGATCCTCAACATCTTCAGTCAGGACGCCTTCAGCGTCATGCGCCTCACGGACGCGCTTCGTGAGATCAAGTACACCCCGTCCCGCATCGGACAGATGGGGCTGTTTCAGACCACCAGCATCGACACGCTGGATATCGCCATCGAGAAGGACAAGGAACAGAACCGCATGCTGGTCTCCGCCAGCCCAAGGGGCGGTCCCGGCCAGACCTTCGACAAATCAAAACGCGCCATGCGCATGCTCAAGGTGCCCCACTTCCAGGTGGACGATGCCATCTATGCCGACGAGGTCCAGCAGGTGCGCGCCTTTGGTCAGGAAGTCGCTGTCGAGCGGCTGCAGCAGAAGATCGCCGACCGCGCCGCAGAGGCCAGCCAGTTCTTCGCGCTGACCGAGGAATACCACCGGCTCAATATCCTCAAGACCGGCCAGCTGCTCGACGCGGACGGCTCTGTGCTGTTCGATTACTTCACCGAGTTTGGCGAAAGCCAGCAGGCGGTGGTCGACTTCGACCTCGACAATGCCAGTGCCACCGACGGCGCGCTGCGCAAGAGATGCGCCGGGGTCATCCGCCAGATGGCCGCCATTCTCGACGGTCTGCCCTATACCGGCATCATGGCCCTGTGCGGGGATGCCTTCTTCGATGACCTGATCGCCCACCCGGAAGTGCGCGAGACCTACAAGGGCTATGCCGACGCCGCGAGCTTGCGCAACGCGTATATCAATTCGGGGTCGTCCGGCATCTACGGCGCCTTCGAGTTCGGCGGCATTACCTGGATGAACTATCGCGGCGGTCAGAATGTCGGCATCGAGACCGACAAGTGCCACCTCGTACCCATGGGCGTCCCCGGCCTCTTCCGCACGGTCTATGCCCCGGCCGATTACATCGAGACGGTGAACACCCCGGGTCAGCGCCTCTACGGCAAGCAATGGGAGATGCAGAACGGCAAAGGCGTGAACCTCGAGTTCCAGATGAACGCGCTGCAATACTGCACCCGCCCGCGGGTGCTGATCCCGGGCAAGCGGACGTGATGTCAGATATCTCTGACACTTGCCGCAGCGCGGCACATGATGCCACGTCAAGGTTATTCACCCTTGACACCCAAAGGTTACAAACGGACGCTTTTGATTATGCACCTGCCGTGCTGATAAAATGCAGCGCAAAATCAATGCGTTAGGAATTGCCCGTTTTTTAGGCATTCTGATGAAAGGCCCCAGATAACGGGGCCTTAGCCTGTCCTATACCCGCAGCTCCACAGATTTATCCCCAGATTCTGTGAGCGCAATAACGCTTGCCTTACACCGCGATGCGGTGGCGGGCGGCGACTCGGGATGCGGTTTGGAATGGGACAACGGAAAGGACCGAGAATGACCCTCTTCGACGATCTGGACGCACAGGTCTCCGGTGCGATTGACGCGGCCTTTGGAGAGGTCGCTGTCCTGCGACCGCGCGTTTCATCGCAATATATCGCGCGCGCAGAGGATCCGTCCCGCCAGGTGGCCACCGTGACGGGTGTGTTCTCGGCGGGGCCCGCAGAGGCCCCTCTCAAGGGCGGTTCTGCGGGGGCTGCGTTTTCCGGCGGCACGCGCATCGTGTCGCAGAGTGCCGCGTTCTGGCTTTCAGCAGAGACGGTTCGGTCACTCGTGGACCGACCCCAAAAGGGTGATGCGCTGACGCTGACGGCGCGCGCGGGTGCACCGGTCTATGCACTCTCTCAGGTCCACCCGTCGGACATGGGGGACCTGACCCTGATCCTGGTTCTGGAGGACGAGACGCCATGAGCCTGACGCGACTGGCCATGCGCCTTGCGGCGGCGCGCGCGCTGCGAGACAGGACACTGGCAGGCGCGCGGGTGTTCGACAGTGCGGTGGACCCGATTGACCAGACGATCCGCGAGCAGCGTTTGCCCCTACTGGTCCTCACGACGGACGAACACGAGCTCGACGTGACCGGGCGCGATCTCGGCAGCGGCACGCATCGCTGTGATCTGGTGATCGAGCTTGCCATTGCCTCGCGCGTCGAGGTGCCGACCGAGGACGGAGACGGCGGAGCTATTACCATCGCCATTCCCCATACTGACGAGGGGATGGAGCTGACGCTGGATATCATGGAGCATCAGGTGGTCTCGGCGCTGACGCGGGATGACACCCCGTGGGCGCGCGTATGGATGACGCTGGTGCCGCGGGTCCATCAGCGTCTCTCCCGCCGGGGCGCCTCGTCCGAGAACGGTGTGCGCTTTGCAGCCCGCCAGCTTGTGCTGACATGCGATCTGATCGACGCGCCGGTTGGCGGCGCGCCCCTGCCTCACTCCGGGGTATGGGCAGAGGTGCTCTCAATGATGGAGGCTGATCCGGCAATGGCCGGGCTGGCGCGCCTGATCCGCGCGGAGATCGAGGGCACGCTTGTCCCCGAGTGGCGTCGCGCAGCGCATGCACTGGGTGTCCCGCTCGAGGTCTCGGACGGGCTCGGGCTTGGCGCGGGGGACGCGTCTTTGGTGGACCCGGTCGCGTTTATCATGGGCGCAATCAGCACCGGCGCTGGTTTGGTCACCGTGACCGAGGACGCGCCCTGATGGCGGTGCGCGAATTGGTCGAGCTGGTCTCCCGCGTGGCCGAGCTGGAGCGGCGGTTTGCCGGTGTCCTGCGCCACGGCACGGTGGCGGAGGTGGATCCCGAGCGCCAGCGCGTCCGGCTGGACCTCGGCCCGGCCCATGGGGCTGAGGGGCGGTTCCTGTCGCCTTGGGTGCCCTATGCGCAATTCTCGGGGGCGCTGCGCGTGCACACGCCCCCCACGGTGGGCCAACAGCTCACGGCACTGTCCCCCAGCGGGGATTTCCAGCAGGCGGTGGCGCTGCCGCTGACCCATCACAGCGGCAATCCGAGCCCGTCCACGGCGGGCGACGAGAATGTCGTGACCTATGGCAATGTCCGCATGACGCTGGCGGATGACCTGGTGCGGGTCGATGTGGGCGGCACGCGGCTCGAGCTGACCTCGGCGAAGATCACGCTCTCCACGGGCGGCAGCAGCATCGAAATGACAGATGCGGGCGTGAAGATCACAGGCGCGCGCATCGATCTCAACTGACGGAGGCGCAGATGCCAGCAGTGGCGCGGATCGGGGACCCGTTTGCAACGGGCCATCCTTGTGACGGCGCGAGCACGATTGCCGGGGGCAGCGGAAACGTCTTTGCAAACGGTATTGGTGTATCGCGCCAGGGCGACCCTTCGGCGTCACACACGCGCCTGGTCGGGAAACGGTGCCTCCCGCACACGGTCTCCATCGCTGGCGGCAGTGCCACCGTGTTCGTCAACGGAATTTCAATCGCACGGGTCGGTGACGCCATCGACGCAGGCGCCATCGCCGGCGGATCGCCGGACGTCTTCGCAGGTGGATGACAGGTCACGGGGTCTAGGTTGGTCGCCAGAAGCCTACAACGACAATGACGACGACAACGAAACACTACACCAAGAGGAACAACACTCACATGCCACGCTACGCAATCACCGAGACAGCCGGGCGTTTCGTCGCCGGGACCAACAATACCGGCGTCGGGACGGTGCTGACGCTGACGGAAAAGCAGGCCGAGCACGAGGTTCGGCTCGGCACGCTAAGGCTGCTGGACGTCAACACCGATGCGCCTGAGCGCACCGCAGATGCGTCGACAGGGGACAAACCCGATGACAGGACTGCGCCGCCTGCGGCAGCGCAACACCAAGCGACGGTAGAACCCAAGACCGCTGACAGCACCGTCAAAACCAGCAAAGAACGCGGTGCGTCTCCGAAGCAGTAACCCGCGGCCCTCAGCCGCCATCTTTGCTTGCTGTGTCTGCCTCTCCGTCTTGCTTCGTCCGCGTGGTCTGGAACACGGGTCCCTTTGGAGTCGGTTTCTTCCGCAGGATCGGTGCTGTGGGCTCTTCGCAGTTCGGGCAGGTCTCATCGGTCTCCCGGACAGTGCCGCCGCAATACATGCATTTTTTCATGGTGATCGGTTCACTCGAGTCGCGTTCTACTGGTTGGATCGGCTTCTGGTGAACGACCGGTCCTTGGTCAATGGGACGCATTCGACATGGTGCCAAATCACAACAACCCCTCGGTTGGCCTGAACGCAGCAACGGGGGGCACGCTCATGGGCTGGCCACATGTGGTGCAGTCCCTGCAGGACATCTTCACGACGCGGTTCGGCGCGCGCGTCATGCGCGAATGGTACGGCTCGTTTGTGCCCACGCTGCTCGGGCGGCAGATCAACAGGTCGGAGATTCCGCTGTTTCTTGCGGCCTTCACCTCGGCGATCGAGCAATGGGAGCCCCGGTTCAAGGTGACGGAGATTGGACTGAAGGATGTCACCCGGGACGGGGTTGTGCGCCTGTCGATCTCTGGCGAATACCGCCCCCGGGCCCTGCTGGGCGATCCCACCTCCGCCGGTTTGCGCAGCCTGGTGATTGACGCCGACAAGGTCGGTCTCGCGATTGCACAGGGAATCGAGACAAAGCTCCCTATCCCAACCAGTCAGGGCTCAGGTGTCCAGTCTGATCAACATTTGCCAGGACATGTTCCATGACGACACCCATCGACCTGTCCTCTCTCCCGGCTCCGGGCGTCATCGAGGAGCTGGATTTTGAGGTCATCCTGCGGGCGATGCGCGATGATCTGGTGGCGCGCTTCCCGCCGATTGTGCCGGTGATCGACCTGCAAAGCGAGCCCGCGCGCAAGCTGCTCGAGGTCTGCGCCTATCGCGAGCTCTTGCTGCGGCAACGGGTCAATGACGCGGCACGCGCCAACCTGCTTGCCTTTGCAGGGACCACCGACCTTGATCATCTCGCCAGCTTCTACGGCGTCACCCGCCTGACGGACGAGACCGACACGGCGCTGCGCCTGCGGGTGCAACAGCGGATCCAGGGCTGGTCCAACGCGGGAGGTGCCGCGCATTATCGGTACTGGGCCCTGACGGCGGACGAGCGGGTCTCCGACGCAGCTGTCTCCTCCCCAAGCGCGGGCATCGTGCGGATTGCCGTGCTCTCGGCCGAGGGTGACGGGGCGTCGTCCGAGGACCTGCTCACGGCTGTGCGCGCAATTGTGCTGCGCGATGACGTGCGCGTATTGACCGACACGGTCGAGGTGGTCTCGGCCAGCATCGTGCCCGTGGATGTGGCGGCCACGGTCTTTCTCTATCCCGACACCCCCGCTCAGGTGATCGCGCAGCTGCGCGTCGACTTCCCCGCGCGCTTTGCGGCGGCCCGCGGGCTTGGCTGGGATTTGACCCGGTCCTGGATCAACGCGCAACTCCACCCTTCGGGGGTGCAGCGGGTGCATTTGACAGCGCCTGCGACCGACACGGTGATCAGTGCCGAGCAGTGCGTTGCCCTCGGTGCCGTCGAGATCACGTTTGGCGGGCGTGACCGATGACAGAGCCACCTGTGGGTCTGGCTGTGCTTGCGTCGTTACTCCCGCCGGGTGCCACCACATTTGAGCGCGCGATGGAGGAAGCGACGGCGCTGGATGCCCGCGCCCCGGCGATCCGGCCCAACGCCCGGGCCAAGCTCGACGGCTTTGATCCGTTTGTGCCCTGGCTGATCTGGGAATACGGCCTGGGAGACATCCTTCCCTATCTGA